GCCAGGGGCCCGTAGGCCCGGTACTAAGTATGCAGTCCAGCCTCACGCTGAATCTGTCCCCTGTCTGCAATGCAGATAATGCTAACTTGCCTCACCATCTGGGCCTCCCTTTCGGGCTTCAGGGTCCTGTTGTCAGGGATCGACAGCGCAGGAATTTTTGTGATGGTTTGGTGTCGTCTTTCGACCGCTGATGTTCAGGCCAGCTTCCCATGAGCCATGAGTTACAGTCAGGCATTTGCCACACTGGTCAGTGGTGCATATAGGTAAATTTCGATTGAATTAACACAAGATGTTGTGTTGAGGCATAAAAGGTAGGATAATTCACCCATGTCGGGTTCCTAATCTTTTCTTCTTCCTTCAATCGGGATTTAGGTATCTGCAATACCACCGACAACTACATCTTACACCGTTCTCCCGATGGTTGTAAAGTGTGAAGGGGCAGACTAGAACTCCCGCTAGTTTGCCCCTTTTTTTATGCAATCCTTTCTCGTCCGATAGCCTTATCAAAAGCCCTGCACTGTGGGCAGTACCAGCCAATCCGAGAAGGTCTAAAGCCGTCCTCAACCTCTGTGTGCTTGATGACCTGTTGCGCTTGTGAACCGCACTGGCATGTCTTCACTTCCATCGTTTCATCCTTTGTCTGCATATTAAAATTATTCTCTGAAAATCTTTAATTGTGTAATTACGGGGGCGATTATCCTGCTCCAATTTTTCTAGTTTTTCAATACCGATCCTGATCACCAGTTGTTTTCTGTACTCGACAATATTCCCGCCCAGATGCCGATTACATTTTTTGCATTGGGCGTGTACATTATGGGTATGAAACTCAAGAGGCGCACTGCCTCTGGAGCGGTAGTGACCAGCATCACAATCGCTACCATGCCCTGACAAGCCTATATAAGCCCCACAGGACACGCAAGGCTTACCCCTATCCCTTACCCTTATGTACTCGTTAAACACTCTCTGAGCGTCTTTCTGCCAATCTGAGCGCGTCTTTAGCTTTTCTTTGGTAATACGCTTCTCTTTGCTGACTACTTTCTTGGCAAATCGCTTTGCCCGGTCAGTCTTGGCGTACTCAGCCAAATGCTCAATAGAGCAAAAGGATTTCAGGCTGGAGATGATCGCATCAGTCTCTGGGATCTTCTTCCTGCACTGGGCGCAGCGTCTTGTTTTCATCGAGTTCCTTGATCGCTAAAAAATACGGCCTGACAAAATTCCGGTAAAACAACACCTCAAGTGACACCAGCAAGTCATACTGTTCTTTAAGTTGCTGTCTGCTCATGCCCTCCAAGCCGTTCAGTAGCTGGTCTTTTGCGACATGAACCGCCTGCATTAAATCCTGCTCAATTTCCATAAACCTCTCCTGTCCTGTTCTTCAAATAATCTTTCCATAGCAACTGTGCTTTTGTTTCCGCGTCCCACCGAGAATCGCCAAGGTCTGGCACTCCGTCCCAAAAATATTCGGATATTTCAGAAGCCTGATCATTGGGTATCCACCCATTTTCATCATCGTATACCATTGGAACACAAACACCTAAAGGGGCATCAGGCGGTAGCCGGATAATATCTGCGCTGTAAGGATCGCCAAACTCATCGATAAAATAAAATATTTCTTCCCACGTTCTCCCTTCCGTGTAACCTATCCAGCCCTCATCATCGCTTATCATAAATCTAAACAATATTTTCATTTCACACCGCCACAAATGACATTTCAAATGATTCAAAATTATTGAGATCTTCAACGAACATGTACCGGCAATCCACCTTCTCAACAAAGCCATCAATAACGTCACCCTGACGCGCTACGAATGATTTCCTGCCACGCCAGAAGTCTTGCTTGTCTTCCCAGCCCAGTAGCCAGATCCTGTCATCTGACAGGTAGGTGAACACATAAGTATCTGTGTCCTGATCTCGCTGCGACAGTGGGACACGGATCATGTAATTAGGTTTAGGCTTGCCAACTGACTTCTTGGTCTTGACATCAACCCGGCTACCCATAACCTCAAAGTCGTGGTCAAAAGAATCTTGGGCAACGTAATCAAAGCCAAGCCCGGAATCTATCAGATACCGACCGAAGGCCATCTCACCAATGGTCCCGGCTACCTGACCCTCCCCGCATTCTTTTATAGTGGTTGAATTAAACTTCTCACCCGTTGCCATTTTCTCGGCATGGTCACGCCACTCTTGTTTTACGATGTAATCAATCATTGTTTAACTCCCGCTTTTTTACGCTGTAAATTTCTTCATACCGTTTTTTTTGTTTTAGCACAGAATAGTACATTTTATTATTGCATTTTATGTACGCTCGCAGGTTTCTGCGCCATCCGACCTTCTGCCATCCAGTTCTGACAACTGTGTCAGGCGGAAAATTCTCGTGATAAAGAAGGTGAGTTGCTATGATTGAGAAAGCCCGTTTCTTTCTTTGATTTACTGGATCTCGCAAGCTGCTGAGTCTTTCTTCAACCTCATTCTCATCATCTTCCGGGTAAGTAACTAACTTTTCTCGGTTTGAGTACAAGTCGCTGTTGGTAATCATGCGGTCATGGTTGCTGTGCATTGTTGCAATACTGCCATCCTCATTCGTTACGGCAAAAGCGTCAATCTTAATCATTATTCCCTCCCGGTAGGCCACGGCACTGACACGCCAAACTTCGTTGCCAGATGCCGATTCAAAACTTCATACACTTGAACCAGTTCAGATGTCGTTGGTTCAGTGGTTGATTCTTTTTCCAAGACCACCTTCTGAATAGGTCGCCACAGAAATTCTTTTGCTCGGTCTGCTGTCCACGGTATCTCCGCTTCAGGCTTTAGTGTTTTTTTCATATCCAAGCCAGCTTCATTGAGTACGCCAGCTAAGTGCGCAAGCCAAAGGTGTAAGGCGTTATTCTGAGCCTGACTGCGCTTCTTGCCGATCACCCATGAGAATGTCACATACTTGTGATCTTCAAATAGTTTTTCTGCGTATTCTAAGAACTGATCTTTTGTGAACTCGCTGTTCACCACCCATCTTCTCCCGGTAGTATCCATCTTATTTTCCCGCCAAATCGTACACAGTGATTTCCAGCGCATCAGCTATCTTCACTGCCAGTGATAGTTTTACATCCCTGCTCTTGCTGACCCAGTGAAATCTCTGCTGTGACATGTTTAATTTTTCAGCCATGTAGGAATGCTTGATCCCCCTGTCTGACAATATTTTTCGTAAATTTTCACCAAAATTCATAAGGTACTCCAATTGCCCCCCGAAGGGGGCGTTAGTGACTAGAAGGGCGTGTCGAGTTCAAGATTATCGTCAAAGGCCGGCGCTGGCTTTGAAGCCTTTGCGGGCATTGCGTCTTTGGCGTTTACCGAGAATGACAGCTTGGGGGCTTTGGGATTAGATCCGTCACCGCGCCATGCTGACACCCAGTATTCTTTGCCTTCAACATTTAAGCTACCCGTAAAGTCAGGATGTTTCTCAGTTGCCTTCTTTTCGTTAGTCCAGATAGCTCCGCGATTGCTGTTGTCGTACTCACTCATGCTTCATCTCCGTGGTTGTAATACAAGTATTTCACTTGTTGATTGATCGCCTTCAAGCTGGCATTCCATGCCACTATCCAGACCTGTTGAATCGCTTCATCTTCGTCCTGCCACCGAAGCCCAGTGGTTTGTTCATAAACGTATTCAAGCATTTCCATTTCATCCCGCCATAAAGTCTTGAACTAATTTTTCGCTGAGTGCGCAAGCCATCTCAACCTGTTCAGCCAGCTTGTCGATGAACTCTTGATCGCGCTCAACACGGACCAGCAAAACGGTCATATCAGGATGATACGCCATGAAGTCGCACCACTCCCTATCCGTGATCCACAACTGCCCCTGTGTTTGGGGGATATAGTTGCTTGGAAGCACGTTACCAGCGCGTAGGTAGCTGACCATTGTGTTACCCACTGGGCATTTGATCTCTAGCAAGCCGTCATCGCCGACCAGCCCGTCAGGTGACGCACCAGCCTCTAGCTCATCGTGTAGACAGAAGCCAATATCAAACACCTTGCAGTCGTTGATTAGCTCGTAAACCTCCACCGCAAGTGGCTCAAGATCCGTCCCACGCTGCATAGCTTCTGACACAAATATATTGGCCTGCTTTCCCGTGATCCTTTCAGCAACTAACTCATCAACATAACTCATAGCTGAAGCTGATGGCTTACCCGTAGGTGTAATCAACTTGTGAAAGCTGGACGCGCTGGGCTTACCCAGACGCGCCTGAAACCAACCCTCTGTTCTCTGCTCGTGTTCAGTGACTCGCATTTTCAGCCTCCACCGCGTCAACTACAGCCAGACGTTCTGCCGATAGTTTCTGCATCTTTTTTTCCAAGATACTGAGCGCGTTTTGATACTGCCCTGCGGTCATTTGAGAAAAGCTGGGAACTTTGAAGTGACGCAAAAAGCTATCGTATTCAGTCTCGGTGGCTTCCAGTAGCGCAACAAGATT